AAGAAATGATTCGACTTGCTCAAAAGCTACTGCACCACCACGACTCTCCGATCTACGGCAACTCACCGTCGTCCCGCAGCATGCTCGGATTGGGCGCGAAAATTCTTGACAGGAAGGGGCGTTGATGTCCGGACAATTCACAGCCAGCATCAAAGGCTTCGCCGAGAAGACCGGACTGCGACTGGACGACGTGCTGAAGAAGGTGTTGCTCGACATCTCGACCAAGGTGGTCACCATGTCACCCGTCGGCAACCGCGAGTTGTGGGCGATCAACAAGCCCAGCATGGGGCTGCGAACGTGGCGCATACAGCACGGCAGGCCGGAACTGACGCTGAAGCCGGAGGGCTACGTGGGCGGGCGCTTCCGCGCCAACTGGCAGATTGGTGAGGGCACCGCGCCCACTGGAGAGTTGTTCGAGAAGTCGCCGCCCGCCTCCGGCTATCCGTCCAAGGATGCGGTGCTCGGCGAACTGCAAACGAAGATACTGTCGGCCAAGTTCGGCAAGACGTACTGGCTGGTGAACAACCTGCCGTATGCGGTGGCGCTGGAGTACGGCCACTCGAAAGAGCAGGCACCCGCCGGCATGGTCGGCATCACGATGGTCAGCGCACAGGCGATGGTCGACAAGGCTGTGGCAGAAGTGAAGGGAGGTGCGTGATGGCTTGGTCAGACGAAGCGAGACGGGCGGCGTTGGAGGCGCGGAGGCTGCATCGAGCGCAGAAAGGCAAAGGCTCGCTGACGCTTTATCGCGGGACAACTCCCGGAGACACGCGGCGCATATCAACTGGCGTCAAGGATTGGGATGCTTATTTGTTTGCGTCAAGCAGACTCTCTTCGGCGCAAGCATACGGAAAAAGCATCGAGGTTTTCAAATCGAAAAAAGGTGCGTCGATACTGTTCGAGGGGACGAGAAAATTTCAATCTGTCGCCAAGGGGCTGGGGAAGAAAAACACCAACCTCTTAACCTACTCCAATGCGGTTGCAAAAGCGGCAAGAGCCGCTGGATTCTCCGCTGTTCATTTTCAACGCCAAGGTGATGTAGGAACAGCAATACTTGATCGCTCGAAATTCAGGTCGAGAAAAGTGAGGAGCAAATAATGGCGTGGAGCGATGAGGCGAGGCGTGCTGCGCTGGAAGCGAGGAGGCTGCATGCTCGTAATCTTCGGGCGGGTGATGTGGTGAATGTCGCAGGAATGGCGAAAACGATTAAGCGTGTTCAGATGACGCGGAAAGACTGGAACAATGCCCAGTTATATTTTCACGAAGGAGGCAGTACCAGAGTTCGTCGTGACACTATTTTCGACATGCTCCACTTAAATATGAAGAAAAAGAAATGAGCCTCAAATCCATCAAGGCCGCGCTCGAATCGCGGCTCAAGGCGATGCCCAACGGGCTGGCGACGGCGTGGGAGAACGTGTCGTTCGACCCGCCCGCCGAGGCGTACCAGCGCGCGGATATGCTGCCCGCTGCGCCGGAGAATCCCACGCTGGGCGACGGTTTCTATCGCGAGCGGGGTCTGTTCCAAATCACGCTGTTCTATCCGCTGGACGGAGGCGGCGGAGTCGTCTATGCAATGGCAGAGGCGGTGCGTAGTTGGTTTCCGCGCGGTCTGTCACTGGTCAGCGGCGGAGTAACGGTCCGCATTCCATCAACCGGGGCAATCGGTCCCCACTTTCGTGAAAACGACCGGTTCGCACTGCCCGTGCGGATCAGATATTTCGCAGACATTGTTCAATAACCTGAAGAGGATTCGTCATGACAGTCCAGACTGGAATCGGCAAGAAGGTCGTCTACAAGAAGGAGTTGGTAGCGTGGGGCACCAAGGCAGTGGCTGCGGGCGGCAGATATCTGCGCCGCGTGACGTCGGACCTCGACCTGTCGAAAGACACCTACGCGTCCAACGAAATCGTCAGCACCTACCAAGTCAGTGACTTCCGTCACGGCGCTCGCAAGGTGGCGGGCGGCATCAAGGGTGAGCTGTCTCCCGGTTCGTACTGGGAACTCATGCAGTCGGCGGTGCGCGGCACGGGAGCGGCCAACGCGGACAAGACAGGGCTGTCCATCGCCATGGGCGCAGTGGCGCTGGTCAACGGCATCCCGACGCATACATTGACGCGCACGGTGAGCACGTGGTTTGCCGACAGCTTCCGCGTGGGGCAGGTGATCAAGATCACGGCGGGACTCGTCAACGCGGCCAACGCCAACAAGCATCTGTTGATCCTGTCGTTCACATCAACCCTCATCATGGTCGTGACTCCGCTCAACGGTGTCGCGTGCGCGTCTGAAGGTCCGACGGCATCCACGGTGAATACGCCGGGAAAATATGTCATCACCCCGGCAACAGGGCAGACCAATGAGAGTTACTCCATCGAGCACGTCTACGCCGACATCACTCAGTCGGAAGTGTTTACCGGATGCCGGGTTGCCTCGATGGCGATTAACCTGCCGCCGTCGGGCATGTCTACCTGCGAAATCGGCTTCATGGGCAAGGACGTGGAAGTCGGCACGACGGCCTACTTCTCGTCGCTCGTCGGCCCGTCCACGAAGGGCGTCGTCGCTGCGGTGAATGGCATCGTGTCCGTCGCCGGTTCGCCCATCGGGATTCTCACCGGACTGTCCATCAATCTCGCAGGTGGGATGACGGTGGGGCAGGTAGTTGGCTCCAACTTCACTCCGGACGTGTTTGCCGGTCGCGTCAACGTCACCGGGCAGTTTACCGCCTACTTCGACGGGGTGACGCAGCGCGATGCGTTCTTGAATGAGACGGAAATCTCCATCGTTGCAGGCTTCTCTACTGGATCGCTGGCGGCGTCCGACTTCATCTCGTTCTGTATGCCGCGCGTCAAGATCGGCGGCGCGCAGAAGAGCGACGGTGAGCAAGGGTTGATCCTGACCTGCCCGTTCCAAGCGCTGTACAACCCGACCTCCGTCAACACCACCGGATTGGAGGCGACGACGCTTCAGATTCAGGACAGCAACGACACTATGGCGTAGAGGAGGCATGATGAGTGCATCGCTGGTCGTCGTGTTAATCGGGTTGGTGCTCGTATTCGTGTCGGCGCTGTTTTCGACGCCAAGCATCAAAGGACGTGCAGTCAATCTGTGGTATCTGGGGTGGGGTTTCATTCTCACCGGGGTGTTGTTGTTGCGTTGAGCACGACGGGGCGATGACCTCGCCCCGGTTCTACAACCTTGAATACAACCGTTGAGGAAGAAGATGAATGAAGCTACAGCAGCAGCCGGATTCGACCTGTCCGCGCTTAACACGACCACGTTGTCCAACAAGGGCTTCGAGGTTCGGATTTTCAATCCCAAAACGCAGAAGGAAACCGACATCGTCATCACGGTGCTCGGGCAGGACAGTGACCTATTCAAGCACGTGCAGCGCAAGCAGCAGGCGCGGTCGCTGAACGCCGCGCTGAAGACCGGGCCGCGCCGCGAGGAGAGGATGGTCGACGCCGCCGAGGACAACGTGTCGGAGATGCTGGCGGCGACGACGGTGGGCTGGACCGGTGCGCTGAGGGACGGCGTTGAATTCCCTTTCTCGCATGCCAACGCGCTGTGGCTGTACGAGAACATGCCGGTCGTGCGTGATCAGGTGCTGGAGGCGCAAAGGGATCGCGCAAATTTTTTGATCGGATGATCGAGGGGCTGTGCAGCTACGCGGAGGCACAACTTGAACTCAATGAGGCGCAGAGCGATGGGTCGACACTACGCGATCATCTGGCAGTTGTCGCTCGGCAGACAGGCAAGATGCCGGCTGAGTTTGTTGAGGCAGAGTGCCCGCCTGAATTGGCCTACTTGTGGGAACACTTTGCGTGGCTGTGCGGGAAACGCGAATCGGACGGCATGGGCGGAGTATCGCCGATCAGGTATGCGGACATGATGGCCTACTGCCAAGCGCAGCGGTTGTCTCCTTTCGAGATTTGGGAGGTGGCTGTGCTGGACCGGTTGGACGTGCTGTGGCGCAAGTTGCACAACGCCAGGATGAAAAAGATGTCAGAGCAGAAGGATTCCCATGTCCGGTGAACTGACCGAACTCCAGATCAAAATCACAACCGACGCCGACAAGGCGACGGAGAGCATGAACAAGCTCGCCGTGTCGGCGGAGGAGTTGGATAAGGCGAC